CAGGCACCCAACGCGCATAACGATCTGTAGTATATATCTTTTTATTTTTTATTAAAATTCATATGTTCAACGCGACATAAGTAGTTGCTTCTGCAGTTTGCGTCTAGATTCGTGATCTTTGAAAATGTCCGTTCTAATACCTTTCCTTCCTAGAATACTGAAGATCTTCTCTTCGTTGCGCGATTTGGTGCTTTTCAAATGCTTCGAAGGATCTAAATAATCCACGTCGTCGTCGACAGTCTCAGGGACCGACGAATGTATTGAAACCCTGTTATCGTTATCAATGAAGATCGTTTTGGATTCCTTCGTATCTCCATATTCCAGTTTGTCTACAGCCGCCATCTCATCCTCGCTCGAGTCGTCCAATAGCACCGACACCTCAATATCCTCCGTATATGTTGTAGCGTCAACGTCCTTCGGCTCCTCGGCGTCCTTCGGCTCCTCAGCGTCCTTCGGCTCCTCAGTGTCCTTCGGCTCGTCGGCGTCCTTCGGCTCCTCAGCGTCCTTCGGCTCCTCAGCGTCCTTCGGCTCGTCTGTGTCCTTCGGCTCCTCGGCGTCCTTCGGCTCCTCGGCGTCCTTCGGCTCGTCTGTGTCCTTCGGCTCCTCGGCGTCCGCTACAGCATCCTCCTTCGGCTCGTCTGTGTCCTTCGGCTCCTCGGTGTCCTTCGGCTCCTCGGTGTCCTTCGGCTCGTCGGCGTCCGCTACAGCATCCTCCTTCGGCTCCTCGGCGTCCGCTACAGCATCCTCCTTCGGCTCGTCGGCGGCCGCTACAGCATCCTCCTTCGGCTCGTCGGCGTCCGCTACAGCATCCTCCTTCGGCTCCTCAACGTCCGCTACAGCATCCTCCTTCGGCTCCTCGGCGTCCGCTACAGCATCCTCCTTCGGCTCGTCGCTGTCTACCACCGCCTCCATCTTCGGTTCTTCGCCCGACTCTTTTTCGTTCTCAACCATGTCCTCCTTCGGCTCCTCGTCGTCCTCCGTCGCTTCGGAGGTGCCCCCTACCACCTTCGCACTTTCCACGCTGTCGATCTTGTCGACGAAGAACACGCTCTTTTCGTAGTTCTCAACACGTTGGTCGAGTATCGGAGTAGCATCGACCTCGGCCTTCGTGTCGAGGGTTGCTACGGACAATTCCTCCGAATACTCACCCCCCTTTTGCACATCGAAAGAGGGGTTCAGGTTGCGCAACGTTATGGGAATCATCCTCGAAACAGCTTCCTTAAACAACGAGAAATTCTTTTGCTTAACCGAGTTCTTATGACCGTGATAGAGTAGGTCGGGTTTGTACCATATCTCCCTCGCGATGTTCACGTACATATTGTGAACGAACTTATCCGATTCTATATCGGAGCACAGCAACTCGATCATTCGCTCGTGACCTGGATCCTCGAACATGCGCTTCGTCTCGCGTCGAACGATATCGGGTGTCCACAAAGGGATCTGCTCCATCGCTGTTTGCAAATTACGAAGTAGTAGGGATGTTTTAGCGGTATTCTTTCGTACGACATCATAGATGTTCACAAATCCTTGAAAAAAAAGAGGAGTCATGGATTCGCACAACTCGTCGATAATACAAGACACGGTCGCCATGATGTGAAAGTTTCTTATAAAAAACACTTTTGTATGTTCAAAAAGATCGCAGAGAGAAAAAGCAAACACTTTTTAGCGTGTTGTTGTTGTGTTTTTTAATTAAATCTAGTTGGATTACGTGACGCTGATCGCGTACGGATTGTTCTCCAGAGGCGTCATCAACGACGGGTCCAAACGCTCGATGGTAGAATCATAGTTCGGTTCCCCGTCGCGTGTCGCCTGCGTGTTGATAGAGCTCGGGGTATTTTGATAGATACGACTCACTCCTGGAGAGTACTCTCTCAACACGGCGTCGTTTTTCAGTTCCACATTCAGGTCGTCTCCTCCATGCACCGACTTTGTACCTGATGGTGTAGGATCGGGTTTCTCCAGAACCATCTCCTTGGTCGCGTTAATGATGGAGTTGTAGATGTCCTCGTAGGAACGTTGCGCATCGGTGGTCGCGCTAGACGCCGCTCCGTAGTGCTCGTGATTGGATACGAACTGCTTCGACGTCGGACGCGCGTCGACGGGTATGGAACGATACGCGTCCGACTGCGCGTCGGTAGGTTGTCCGTAATGCTCTTTATCGGACATGAACTGACGACTGGTGTTCCTAGCCTCCGAGTTGGACACCAAATACCCAGAGCCGTCCGCAAGAGTACCCACTCCTCCCAAAGCGCCTTCGCGGAGAGTGGTCTCTTTGATAGTGGTTTTCGCCACCTCGCTAGGATCGTACACCGTTTGTTTGTGCACTGGGGCGTCCAAGTTACGATTGTAATCCTCGTTCTCCAGCGTTTGGCGAACGGTCGTCTTCGCGTCGCCCTCCGCTTTGGAGTAGTTAACGCTCGTGGGTAGCGACAAGGGGCCTGTCCTAGTGTCGTGGATAGCCGTCTCTTTAATGGTTGTACGCGCGACGTCGTTCGGGTCGTACACCGTGGTCTTCTGAAACGACCGCAAATTCCCAGTGCGGGCGTCGTGAATGGTGGTTTCCTTGACGGTGGTTCGTGCGACGTCGTTCGGGTCGTGAACGGGGGACTTCCCTGGTATATTCTGCTGCAGCACATCGAAGCCTTCTCGACGCCGCGAGTACAGCTCCTTGTTGGTGCGTCGCATCTTATCGGTCAGAGGACTGACGAGCGATTTGACGATGCTCGTAATGTTCGCGAGCGTGGTGGACTGCGCGTTGTCCGTGCGAGAGTTGCTGTACAGCTTCGTGGAGCTGCGCCCGTAGTCGTCCGTATCTCCGATGCCGTAGGCTGCGCTCCTGTTATGAACGGGCGCTTTCGAGATCGCCTCCTGGCGAAACCCAGGTAACGCCTGAGGTATCTGCTGCACACCCTGCGAACTGTCGAACGCGGGGCCCTTGACTTCCATAGCACGACGTCGTTGTGTGGCGCGATCGATCGGCTGCGACCGACTCGTCGCTCCTGGAGCGGCGCCTCTGTTCGGAATCATGTCGCACTCGTCGTAGGCGACGAACCGCTCGGTGCGATTTTTGTCCATCGTGACAGGACTAGGGCGATTCGATATCCCAACCTTAGGGAGAACTCGTCCCTCGAACGTCACCCTCTGCTTGTTTTTGGGCCGTAGACTGTCGACGTTCTTGTACATATCCAAATCGCGGTACTGATCCTGTTGAAATCCCCCCGACGGAGACGTCAAATCGCCCGAGTCGTCGCGGATACCTGGACCAACGTAAACGGGATCTACGGGACGCTCGCCCTGGCGCATCATCGAAGGCTGGTAGCGATCTTTCGTCGAGTCGTAAAAAGGGACGTCGTCCAAATTGCGATTGGAAACAAGATCGCTCGGATTCGCACACTCGTTCTTCGTAATCTCGATATTTGCGTTGTACGAACCGATGTGGTTTTGCAGAATCCCTTCGTTTCGATCGGAGTCCATGTTTTGCGAAAGCTTGCTCCCGAAAAAAGGAGTCATGTTGTTGTGTTTAAACTCGTTCAAAGGTACGCCTGCCAAAGCACTGAAATGCTGCGTCATGTGCGGGGTTGTCTGTGTTGTTACTATAATTCACAAGCAGTTTTTTTTAATTAATTTTTTCACAGCAGCGAAATCTCGCAACAGGGACGCCAGTGCATGTACTTCGGGGAGACATCGTCTACGAAGTCGGCCCCTTCGAATTTGGCGGGGTGGTCCGTGTAACACTTCGCGCTGTCCGCGCTCTTCGGCGGATGCGCCTCGCTGTTCGATATCGGGGTTGGTAGGCAAGGGCGATGATTGTCGCGCGCGAGCAGTTTGTTGTCGATGTTGGTCCTGAAGGGAAGGATGGCGGTGTCTTGAGGGTTGGTGCACAACCACTCCCAACGATTCCACCCTGTTCCGCGCAACGTGCACGGCGGGTTGCTCAGCTTCGTGTTCTCTGGGTCCAGAAACGGATCGCTGCAGTCCCTGAGAGGAGCGTTCTCCGCGTAACTGTCGTCTGGCTCGGTACGACAGCGACCGTACTTGCGCGTGATCCCGAGTAGCTCCGAATCCACATCGATGAGCGGATATTTGCTCGATACGGCAACGGCGTTCTCACTCGGCGCGGTGTTTATCCAAGGCACGAAGCACCGTTCGTGTGTTTCCCCCGAAAACACTGGATCGATCAGGTATTTGCCCACCGCCTCGGACTCCTTCAGTTCAGCTGCATATGCGCACGAATCGTACGCAAGGTGTGAAAAACTCATCGGATATGTGTCTCTTGTTACTTTATGCTATTAAAAAAATATATTTCATATGTAAAATATTGAGTTTAAAATGCGTGAGTTCAATAGTGAGAACGGGCTCAGATCCGAAGAGTGTGCTCTTCGCGCAAGGGATCGCGTGAATCAGGACGTGACCAACTACGCGTTGTTCAATCCCTTCGTTACCAGCGAACAGAACGATCAGTGCGAAAACGCGATCGCGAAGCTGCAGGAGTTCTCCACCGAAAACTACCTGCAGCTGCGCGACGGGGTGGGTGTGACCAACGCGTGTCGCGTCGACACCGACAACGATCTTCGCATGTTCAACCTCACCAACAACCGCGAGATCACGCAGCTGGACACCAGGCTTTTCAAAGGGGCGCCGTTCGTCGGAAAGGGTAGCCTGAACAACACCGACGCGGAGAGCAGCCTACTACAAGGTGACAACACCTACAACTCCGAAGAGTGCGTGGGCAGCTCCGTTCTAGATAACGTGTTTCAGCCGATGTTGCCTTGCCTGCAGGAAAGCATCCAAAACCCCGTGCACATCATCCCTCCCTGGACACGCGGCGGCGAATCTACGCGCGACACTCTGAAGCAAAGCGAGTTCTTAGAAAAAAGCGGATACCAATTCGACGGAACCTCCTGGACCAAAAAAAGTTGCTAATCGAGTCAGCTTGAAAAAAAACTTATCTTAAAGCATATTAAAATTAATTATGCTAGACTCGAGCCGTATGATATACGACGAATGTGCCTACAAACACGCTTTGAAGCAGAGTCTCGCCCCCGTTTCGTACATGCTGAACCCTGACAAATACGAGCATTCCGAAAAATGTCGTCCCGATAAAGGCGTCTTAGGCGGTACGAACGTATCGCACGTGAGCGGAAATCTGGTGGATCTGGAGAGCGACCTCCGAGGGCAAACTCGTAGGGCCACGCAATGCGCGGAGCAGAAATTCACACCGCCCGCCGATCCGATCGCGTTTTACGATCCGTTCGAACACGGTACCAACAACAATCACGCGGCCGTCGTGTCCACGCCGAATCATCTCAAGAGCTGCTGAGACATCCGCGAATTTAAAAAAAACAACACACACACACACACACGCCTCTCTATGTAGCGCGGGAGGGTTCTAGTTTTTTTTTATTAAAAAAAAATGAATATAGTAGAAGGGGCTAAAAGGATCGTCTCAAAACAAAAAAACCCACACAGACGGACGTTCTTCACGTCAGATTCCGACTGTAGTACTTGCATTTAAGCTCACCACCCTCCTTGCATGTCTCACCGTCTATACGATACAACCAGGTAGCGAACGCGTTTTGATCGCCTGGGATGGTAGTACTAGGCATCGTGTAGAAATGCCTGTCGGCTGAGCGTCGGTTGTACACATCGTCCAGCTCGTGGTACAGGGAATCCATGTGCTTCTCTATTTCGTCCTTAACTTCCTCGACAGGACACGCTTGGGGCCTGTCTGGGCGGTTGTAATAATCATCGATCGTGATGTTCATGAACGGATTGTCCTTCGTAGGACGAAGGCATCTTTGACCGCTCTTAGAAGTCGTGTATTCCGACGTGTCTGAACGGTAACCTTCGGTACCCGACTTCCTCACATGGATTCGATACAGCACATACACCAATATGCTCACCATGAACGGCAACATAATCCACGCGTCCGAATTGGTCACCAACACCATAAACAATCCCGCGTAAATCGACGCTCGAAAGACGTTATTCAAGTGCTGAATCAAAGACTCGTCTTTAGTTATATAGACCTCCGACAGTCGGTCTATATTAAAAAAATCACTAGGATCTTCGTACCAAATCTTCATGATTTTTTTGTTTACTAATTAGGAATACAATAAAAAACCGTCGTATTTAATTCTCCGATTCCTTTTCCATCTCTTTCTTTTCGATCAGCTTCTTCTGCAGTCGCTCCTTCACGGAAGCCGTTTCGCCTTTTCTCGAACGCGATTTCGGACGAGCTTGCTCTTTCGTCGCGTTCCCCATAGCGCCCATCATACTGTTGAGAAGATCGCTCTGATCCTTGTTCTGCATCCCTTCCCAGATTTTCATCGCGTCCTTCATCATGACCTCCTGATCGAGCTCCCCCGATTTGAATTTGTTGTTGATGGTGTCACCGACCTTACCGACGATCTTGCTCAGCAGACCCCCGTTGTTGTTCAATACAGAGCTCATGTCGAGCTCCTCCGAGGAGTCCCCCATATCGCTCGTAATTTGATCGGCAATCTCCTTCGCCAACGAACCGATTTTGTTGTCGGGATGGAATATCTCTTTCGGTAAAAACGAAAACATATCGTCCGACGCCGCACCCTCCTCCTCGCTCTTTGGCAAAAACGATCCTCTCGGATTATGAGGCTCGCTCTGACGACATAAATCGTATCCGTACATAAGGGTGTCGCGGAGATGATCGTCGAACACCTCGTCCAGCGAGGATTCGTACATCGCGCGCCCGTCCTTGGAGGCTTTCGCGTCGCTCATCGCACGCACGGTCTTCAAAAGCAGTACGGTGCGTGCGCTGTCGTCCAACTCGACAAAGCTGTCTATATGCAGAATCGTCATCAGAATGTATAGATACACCCGCAACACACCGCGATCACCCTCCAAATCAGGGATAGCGTTCGTTAGAATGTCGATCACGCGGACGCCTTTGCATACCTCCAGATCGATCACCTCCTGTTGATCCAACAGGTCCGAACGCAACGACAGCAACTCCTTGATTCGAGAGCCCTCCATCTGGCGCGTCCAATGTTGCATGTGCTCTTGAGCATTGCGATCGAACACCGTGTAGTTGCTTTTCACGCTCTTGTTGATAGAGCTCGCCTTTTTACGAACGTCGTTGATTAGATCGAACAGTACCCCGTTGAACACTAGGCATTGTCTGTTCTTGTACTGCTGCTCGGTAGACATTATGATATGATCATTCCATCGTCATAGAACCCTTAAACGAGTTTACGACATAGCAATGTGAGCACTTTGAAGTATTTCCAAACAATTTCCTTGTTGTCGACGCTCATGTCGCCCCACATCGAGCGCACTTTGTCGATAAGCACCGACGGGCTGCTCCCTTCGTTCAACGTGTCGATCGAATCGGAGCTCAACAGCTGCTTCTCGAAGTCAGGACTGGCGAAGAACGTGTCGTCCCGACTAAGCAAAAACTCGCCGTAGGGCACATTCGCCAGCTTATGGTACAGCTTGAAAGGCTTGCGGTCGTCTACCACAATCGCCAAAGACAGCGCCTTGTTGAACGCGTTCAAGTCGGCGTCGTTCGCATACAACGCACTGAGTTCGGATACGAACTTTCTAAGGTTGTCGTTGAAACAATCAATCAAATCCTGCTTGTCCATAGCTAACGAACAATCCGCACACGAACTACTTATCATTCTTAACACGTTCGGAAATAAGGTTTAAATCAAGACTCTTGAGGAGGAGGAGGAGGTACAATGCTCCTCAAATCGCGGTCGCGCTGCTCCATGAAGGACTCGACATTGACCTTCCTCGAACGTTCGTTGTCGTCCGTAGGAGTGGCGATAGTACTGATCGGCTTCGATACATACTGATACGCGTGCTCCAAATTGGTGCCCGTGTCGATGTAGGAGTACGTGTCAGACAAGCCCGCCATCTCTTGAATGACGAAGGGCTCTATGCTCGACAATCGATCCAAATACTTCTCCAGATCGCGTTCGGACAAAATCGCCATCGATCGAGTCACAATACACGGTACGCGGTCCACGCCCGTGGGAATCGGTATCTGTGTATTATCCACGTTCGCGAACAAAAATCGCTCCTTACCTACCCCCTCGACCATTGCAAGCGCCTTACGACTCCATTCGCACCTATTGCTGTAGTAGAACACGTCCTTCTCGGGACCCCCGCCTTTCGCAGTCATGTGTTGTAGTTCGAATACAACGGATCATTTGTTTAAGTCAAAAAAAAAAACAAAACGCGCATTCATTTTGAAAAAAATTTGATTTAAGATTGTAATAACGTGGCCACACTCACGTCCCTCCTGCAACTTCATCGTCGAACATGCCCCACGTATTCGCACCACCTTCCTTAAAGCGCGTGTCGACGTCCTCCGATGAGACCACCCTCATCCGAATAGAGCACGTGGACCTCTCCCTGGTCAACGCCCTTCGCCGCGTGATTATCTCGCGAATCCCCAACGTAGGGTTCGTATTCGACGCGAACGATCACTCGACCGAACAATCCATTCGAGTGGAGCAGAACGACACCCCGCTGCACCACGAGTACGTGATGCATCGCATCAGTCTAATTCCGATCAATCTGAAAACGTTTGATGAAATAGCGGAATGGGATCCTTCGCGCTACGAGTTCGAAATCAACAAGGTGAACGAGGAGGGCGCGACCATGACGCACGTCACCACAAAGGACTTCGTGGTACGGGATCTGCAAACCAACACGCTATGTCCCGAGTTGGCGAAGCGTTGGTTTCCACCGTGCCCCAAAACGAAGGATCACATCTTGATTACCAAGCTGTATCCGAAAAAACACACCGCCTTCTGCGTCAAAGCTACGGCGTACGTTCACCCCCCCGCTTTCAAAGCTTCCTTCGGGATCATGAGCACCTGCTCGTTCAAAAACGTGGTGGACGAAGCGCGCGCTAAGGAGGCACGCGCCAAGCTTAACGGCGACGAGAAGGCGCTGCGCGTCTTCGACACGATGGACGTCAAGCGGCACTATGTCGTCAACGACTACGGCGAACCCACCGTGTTCGAATTCAAACTCGTATCCGCATGCGCCCTCTCCGAAACGGACACCTTCACCCGCGCGTTCGACGTACTGCTCGAGTTGATCGCCACCGCGCGCGCGAACTTCGTGGTGGAAGCGTCGCAGCAAGCGGACGGGTCGGAAAGCACCCCGATCTATCACATACGCATGACGAACGCTACGCATACGGAAGGAAACTTGCTCCAGTCCATCCTGTTCAACCACGTCATTCGGGACCAACACCCCGACGTTCCCACGAAAATGAAGGAGTGTGGATTGAAATACGCGGGATACACGATCACGCACCCACTCGAGGACTGCGTGGTTCTCAAACTGATCGGGAAGAAGCTGGACACCGAACAACACGCGCGCTCCTTCGCGGAGATGACATTCGACTACGTGGACTCGTACGTGCGAGGCATCAAAGAAGAGTGGATAAAAAACCTTTCATAACTTAAACTATGGAACCATTCGACAATCCGTTTCAATTCGAAGGTCTACTATATCATACTCCACGGTCTAGCGATGCGAATCAGCTTCTTTTTTGTTTCATGGTGGCGACCACCAAGCTCGACACGAACAAAGTCGCCAAAAAACGGGGTCAAGACACGTTCGTAAGAAAGTACCGCAGCGCGCTCGTTCGAGAGATCGAACGCGTCTCCCAAAAACGCACCCCACTTTCCAGACTTCTGCTCGAAAAGTTCCCGAGCGTCATCGAAGACCTAGGTGACGAATCGATCGAATTGGGCGAGCAGCTCGTAATGGTCGTCAATCGCCTACTGAAGCCCGATCAACGCGCCGTCGTTCTCCGATTCGACGTGAACGGTCTACCCGCTCCGTTCGAGATCGAACAACAGAGCGCAGATCATTACGTCCTCGTGCAGGATCATCCGCAAGGAGGATATTCGCTTCTTCGTACCGAGGACAGCACGGCGCTGTCGTCCGACCACCCCCTTGTCGCGCGCTACATGTCAATCGCAGAGGAGGAGCGAACGCGCGCCGTGTCGTCCGAAACCCAGCCGCCCCCCGAGCCAGAGGTGCCAGAGACCGTCGGTCAGCTTCTCGTTCTGTCCGCAGAAGACTACGAAATGGTCCCTTACGAACAGGATTTCGTAATCGAGCGCGTGGTGCAACCTCGAGCGGATCAAATGCGCGTCGAGCACCTGGTGGCGGACCTTCAGTATCTTATGCCGCATCGAAAACGGCTCCACGAGGTCGCCGAGCTCGTCAAACGCCCAGAGAGGTCCGTCCCCAAGCGCATGCGATTCTCGCAATACCCTATCATCACGATCGACGAGGTCTCGTACGAAGACCACGAGGGTTATCTGAACGAGATGCACCACTTCCGTCGACAGAACGCGGTCGCTCCCTTCGTGCGCCCCGTCTACGTACAGGAGCGCGACGCGGCGCTCCCGCAGCACCACGACATTGTCGCACCCTCCACCGCCGTGGCGAACACGTTCGACCCGTCTCACGATCACCCCAACCTCTGGCTACTGCCCTCCAAAGACACCGACTTGAGCGGCGCCGTGGGAGAGATCATGTGCAAGGCAATCCCCGCGAAGAAATTATGCCAGTACGCGCAACAGTACGGCGTTCGGTGCGGGGACAAGACCGCGATGTGCAGAAACCTGACCCCCTTCCTCTTCGAAATCCTCCACGACTACCGCAAACCCGACCTCAACAAATCGCTGTACGAAGATCTGGAGGAAGCGCTCCTTCGTCAGTCCGTATTCAGCGACGATCCACCCGTCTCGCATCAGCTCGAAGTCTACGGCACGCTCCCCGAGGACAAGGCCAAGGCGACGGGAGTGCTCCACGTAGCCAACCCGTCCACTCTGACGGACATCGTCGTCTTCGACGTCGACGCCTACGTACGAACACTGCAAAACTCCAAAAAGGGGGACACGTGCACGGTGTATCCGTTCCTAAAGGACTCGATCGTGTCTTACCAGGCGACCGTCAAATCCAATCGCGACGGAGTGCTCCGTCTTACGGACACCTTCGACGGGACCGATCGATACGTGAACACGATCAATCTGGAGGACAACTACATGTTCGTCCATCCGCATCCGACCGAGGCGTTCGCGTTCGCGAAGCACCGTCTGCTCGACACCAACATCGCCGCGCTCTCCTCTCAAATGGGCGTCGACGAACTTACGAAGCTTCTGTCGATCGACGTGGAGCAATTCGCACACTACCACGGCAACAAGAAGTACGCGCCCCACTTGCGGAACACCGTCGCGGATCGCTCAATGGACGGATACAAAGAGCTCACACGAACTCTGGGCGAGCTGTTCTCCGTGTCCTCGATGCTACAGCTGTCGCGCAACGAGCAGAACGCCCTCCACTCGTTCCTCAAGGGACCGTCGAACGCGCCCTCTTCCGAGAACGACGACCCCGTACCGCCACGCGTGGACGTACCCGATTGGGTCGTCCAGCGCCATCCGCACAATACGGGCCGAACCCCTCGGTCTCTCGACGAACTGCTGAGCACGCTGCTAGAGGAGCGACCCGAGACCATGGAGGAGATCGTGAAAGCGCTGCACGACACCGTGCACCGAACCGCCATATCCGCGGCGCTGCGGAAAGTAGAAGGCATTCGCCTGCGCGAAGACGACGAGCGGGACCGCCCTCCGATCGCCGAGCCGAGTCCGCTTCCGTCAGTGGACGAGCTCCTGGAACGCCGCTCGCTGGCGCCACTGCACGAATACGGCGACGCGCACCGCGAGGCGTTCGAGAAGAGCGCGCAAAGCCAGCTACGGGCCAACGCGCGCCGTCTTCGCAAGGCGGCGTTGGACTTCGACGACCTGACGCAGGAGCATTTGGTCGCTATCCGATACCAACGCATCTTCAGCGCCTCGAAACGCACGAGACTCCGTGGACCCAAAATGGTCGCTCAGCCCCGCCTCGAACACCACGCGAAGGACGGTACCTTGCAGATCAGCGAGACGGGCGTCGAGGAGCGCGACGACGCGCATCTCTCCGCCACCGACGGCATCGCCCGCACCGTAACCACGGACGAGATGAACAAAGCGCGCATCTCCTCCGAGCTTCGCGACGTATGTCACGCCCTCGGCGTTGTGCTCGCGCAGAAGGACGTGGAGATCATCGAACGCGACGTGTTTATGCTCGTTCTCCTGCAGATGCAAACCCTACGAACCTCGAAACGGACGCTCAGTGCCAAAGAGAAGCCGCTGTACCAGCGCTTCGCGCTGCTCGTTTCTTATTCGGCGCTTGTGATTATGGTTATTCAGCTGCAGTCGGAACCTCCCGTGCTTTCGAAGGAGCACGCCTCCTATTTCGCCAGCGACGGATATCCGCTCCGAGAGCGAACCGACGGACGCGGAACGTTGGAGTACACGGCTCGCGTGATGATGTCCGTGTTCGGCGCCAAACTGCCCTTCATGACCTCGGTCGACAATCTGCGCGCGCGCATCAAAAACACGATCGCGTTCTATCTCAATCGAAACAAGGGAATGGCCAAGCAGATCGAGCGATTGTCCTCCCAACAAGTCGTCAAGAAGGGGGTGGCCGTCAGCCCCGCCGTCGTGCGGCGGTACGCGCGAACAACTCGGAGAGAGGAGCGCACGCGCGCCTCCAACCGTAGGGGACGCGTCGTGCGCGCGGGAGCGCGTCGGGCAGTGCTTCCGTTCAAAGAGCGTCTCACGACAGACGCCTCGATCGAACTGCTCTCCACCGAAGCCGAGGAGGAGATCGGTTCCGCCCCCTACGACCCGACGGATAACGAACGCGACGACAAGGAGCTCACCGCGTTGCTCGAACAAGCGCGCGATCTGTTCCAACTCGACACCACGGCGTTCGTGGACAAGGTGGTCCTCGCGTCTTCGTACCCCGCTGGATTTCGCGCGTCGTTCGGACCCGAACTCGCGTATTTGATCTATTCGATCGGCACGCCCGAACTGGTGAAAAGGGAGCGCGTCCTCCGAAGAGTGACGCGATGCAGGACAGGGACCCTCCTGGAGGCGTTCCGCGCGGTGCAGAGCTTGAGCCAGGCGCTGCTCGACGACGACGAGGAGGAGGAGGAGGGCGCGTCCATACCGCCCATGCAAGCACTTGCGTTGAATACCGATCCCCACATGGTGCAGTGCGTACGTGCGGTAGGAAGGGCGATTGAACGCGGGATGCAGCGGTTGGTGCTTTCGATGGAGTCTAATCGCGTAGACATGGAATCGCTCAAGCTCAAGGAGGATCAACTTCGAGAGACGATGATGTCCGACAAGCTGAAAGTGTATCAGGACATGGAACCCGAAGAGCGAGGGATCCTCAAGATGCTGAAGGACTCGATCGGATTCGAGCTGCAGGCAAGGGCCACCGAAGAGGACGGAGCGGACGAAGCCCGCGAGACAGAACCCACCCATCTCGACGTGACGGGAGAGAACGACGACGATGGGGACGAAGAGACGTTCTGAATGATAAAAAAAAACACGCGCACACAATAAAACACACATGGCACCGACCACCTACGCGTGCGTGGACGAACGATACCCGTTCGCGTCCCATCCCGTCGAGTACGAAGATGACGGGATGTCCTGGGAGGAAACAACTCGCGCCCTCTCCAACGAGAGGACGCGTTTGAAAAAAGTGACGAAACAAGCCGTGATCGCGTGGTTGGGCAGCATACGCGCGATGCGCGCGCATCGTTTGTTGGCGGTTGCGGAGCAGAGCGAGCGCGTCCACGTGCTGCTGAAAGAAGACGCGGCGAGGAGCGCGAAGCACGTCGTCGTCACCGCCGAGGAAACGCGAGTGATCGGCAGAATGGCCGAATTCGACACGTTTCCGCTTTCAGAAAAAAATGTAAAATAAGTAAACACATGATTCGTGTGAACTCGCGTATCGTATACAGCGTCGTCAGCCTCGTCGCCATCATGGCGATGGTGGTCACGCAGCGCCCGTCCGTGATGATGAGAGACGACGGTCGTTTCAAGGAGTTCGGCTTTGCGAAAGATCAGACGATGTACTCACTTAGCTTCGTGGCGATCATGTCGGCCATTCTGCTGTTCTACTTCTTCAGCCTAATGGACGTGGTACGCGGCGCAAAATAGAGCTCCGTAGCGAGGGGCGGGGGTACATATAAAAAAAATCAGAGCGTACGTTATAAGACCACAGCGAAACCCCTATGTCCGTACGCGTGCTTCGTTTGGCGGCAGTTCGAAAGCTGATTGCGGAATCCAGATCGAACCACAAGACGCTCCTTCGCGAAGGAGAGCGGGCGCTTGAAGAGGGCCTTGCGCTCGCGGACGATCGCAAGACTCCGACGGTTCAAACCAGGCCCGTCGAACGGGGGACGGTGCGTTCCGACATGGGACAGCAGATCGACGAGCGCGACTCCAAAACCAAACGCGCGATTAAGGCGACACTCGCCAACAAAGATCGCTCGAAAATCAAACAGGTGCTTTTCGAAACGTATCAAGAGTGTGCCAAGACGAAGCGAACGGATCCCAAGTTCATGAGCAGAGACAACCTGGTAAAACACATCCGAGCGGAGCGACCCGATATCGTGGCGCGAGCGCCACAGTTCTACAAAATGGCGAAGGACGATCTGTGCAAGGAGATCATGAAGAGCGCAACAGGAGCTGCTTAGGCCGCCGCTCGCGGTTGTCGAACACCTCCTTCAGCTTCTCCTCCACTTGCGTGTCATCGCGGAAGCTGTTTCGCAAGCGCGTCAGAAGCATCTTCCGCGTGAGCGCCTCCTTCACGTAACTCGTGCGCGTTTTAATCACACCGTGATCCTTCGAATTGAGCTGGTCGATGTCGTTGGACCCCATGAATACGATGATGCTCTGTTTCATGGCGTCCATGGCCTGCTTGCGACGCTTCCGCTCCTTGTCCAGGAACCGCATCTTCGCACTGATGTCTTTGACCTCGTTGTCGAGTGCGATCCACTGCTTCACCTGATTTTTGAATCGATCCATCTCCTCGTCGGTCGGAGGAGCTTGCAACACGCTGACGGTCCCCCCGTGGATTTGGATGCCCGAATCTTCGCTGAGCAGGGCGTCTGATAGTTCCGTTCGCTGGACCTCACGAACGGTGGTCTGTTGCTGACGGCGAAGATACTCGCGGAGCAAAGATTCGTCCCCTCCAGTAGAGGATGATGGGTGAGTAGACTGCATCTTCGCAGGAGATCGCGCGGTTTTTTTTTTATTAAAAATACGTACATGTCAAAGTGTTAAATATATTACGGTCGCCAGGTACATCGCCACGCTGATGACCACCGACAGCTTTCCCGATCGGCGGTCCCTTTCCATCTGAGTGGTCAGATGCCTGACTCGCAGCTCCACCGACTGGACGTTGCTCAACGTCTCGCGACCTTGGGCGGAGGAGCCCTGCGTCACGGTTCTGAAATCGTACTGGACCTTGTCGACCAACGTCTGGATATCCAACATGTCGAACATCATCGAAGACACCATGGAGGTGTATTGAAACTGCGGGGAGACGGAGCGACACACGCCCTCTAGAACACCGAAGCTACGAACCAGAAAGAACAGCTCGTTGTTGACTTTGAAAGGTAGCGCCTCGACGTCGATCAAATCGTCGCCAAGCAAACGATCCAGGAACTTCCGCAAATCCAGCGTTTCCATGTACTCGAACAGATAGGACGTCAATCGATCCAAGACGATCAAATCCAACGAGTCGATCTCGCCACCTCGTTTGGATACCACGAGGTTGCCTTTGATCAGAGCGTTCGAGAAAGAGCTCTTGGAGCGATGGTACGCGGACAGGAGCAGCTCCCGCATCGCCGAGCGCAGCTTGTCGTCCACGCGCCCTACGATCCCGAAATCGTACATAACGATTCGACCGCTCGCGTCGATCCCTATGTTTCCAGGATGCGGATCGCAGTGCATCCAGCCGTGGTTCACGAGCCCGTCCACGAACGATTTCAGAAGCTCCTGAGAGATCCACACTTTCTCCGAGTCCGTCAAGCTCGGTATCGATTCGGACAGATCCGTGATCTTCGTCGAGGGAAGGTACTCCATGGTGAGCACGCGCGTACTGCACAACGGCTTCACGACGCGCGGAACAACCACCGAATCGTTATCCTCGAACATCTTGCGAAACATGCGCATGTTTCGCATCTCCACTATGAAATCCGTCTCCGAGCCCAGTGTGGACCTCAGATCCCTGAGCACCATCATCGCCTCGTCCGAACGAAGAGGATCGAGCGCGGCGTACGAGGAGACGATGAGCTCGAGCGCGTCCAGCTCGTTCGCGTACTCGTCCCTTACCTTAGGGCGTTGCACCTTTATCACGACACTCTGGCCTTTGTACACCGCGCGATGAACCTGACCGATGCTCGCCGAGGCGAGCGGTACGTGATCCACCTGCGTAAAGCAGTCCCCGATCTCGTAACCCATGTCCTCGCGAAACACTTGACACACCGTTTCGAACGACTCGGGCGGCACCTCCGATTGCAGCGTCTCCAGCTGCTTCGCGATCGTGTAGGGGATCACGTCGGGACGCGAGGAGAGGATCTGTCCGATCTTGATGTAGACGGGACCCATCGCCACCAGATCGTCGCTCAACCAGGCGAAGTCTCCTTTTCGAGCGCGCGTGTCCGCGGAGCGTAGCAGCGTCTTGGCACAAAATGACGCGGAGCGTGCCACACGGGCGATGCGGCGCACTCGCGGTATGACATCGTCGCGACTCAGCGTACAACGAGTACGTGCACCAGATAACATTTTAATAAAAAAATGTTATTTAAGTTAATAACTTCTACCACACATAGAATAATGTACCAGCCACGCATAATGCTGTTAAATACTGTCGTTGCCAGTGCACCATCGTCCTTCCGCAAAGGGACCGCGGGAAAACGCACGTGTCGTCCCACTACCCCTCGTATGCCGTCGATGAAGACCACCAGCGACTGCATTCGCCGTCTCGAACAGCGCAAGTTGGACAATCTCCAGTCCGCATTCGACTTCGTTAAGGAAATGGGCGCGCGCGATATGCAGTACATCAAAGAGGCCAAAGAGTGGTGCGAGGAACGCGCGAGCGAACCTGAATCGACGGGCTTCGAGCCCATGGGTCCCACCACCGTCGTTCGTATGGAAGACGACGACATCTTTTCGGAGTAAGCGCGACGACGACATCTTTTCGGAGTAAGCGCGACGACGACATCTTTTCGGAGTAAGCGAGACGACGACATCTTTTCGGAGTAAGCGCGACGACGACATCTTTTCGGAGTAAGCGCGACGACGACATCACTCCGTCGTCTCTCCGATCAAACGAACGTCGTACAGCTCACCGTTGATCAATCGAGCGGCGACCAGTGCCGCGTCCACCACCTTTCTTTTTATCGAACCGTCACGGTCGTCCTTCGCATTCAAATCAGGGCCCTTGTTTATTTCCATCAGCATGCAGTCGTAGTTTTTGTTCACGGACAGGTCGCACCCCATGATCGCGAAGCACGTCCTACCCTTCACCGCGGGATCCGACACTGACAGCTCCGACACGAATACACCGAAAACGCGCTCGAGCAACTTGCTCATGTTTCGTTGAAAGACGTCGGCGTTCGCTCGACCGACGAACGCGTACATGTCGGTCAAGGTCATCGGATGCGTGTCGTATATTTTGCGATCGATGTACCCTGTCGTGATATGAAACGACCGCTCCGTGGGCGCGTCCGTCTGCGCGTGTGCCGAGTAGTACACGAAACCGTCGTCGTGCAGATACGCCCGCACGTAACGTTCCGTTCGCACAATGATGACATACCTGCGGATGTTGCATTTCCTGTCCATGACGAGCAGATTGTCCAGAAGCAGCCGCTGCGCCACCACGAACTTCGCGTCGTTCGATAAACGCTCCCTGGCCTCTCGCTCGTTCCGCACGATGACGCAACCCTGCTGGCGTTGCAAATTCTTCTTCATAATGAACATCGACTCACCCTCGCGGATGGTGGAGAGGAACCTATTCCGATCCACTCGGTCGTATAGCAAGTAGGTATCTGGAACGCAGCGCTCCAACAGGGACGGCTCCATCTCGCGACGCAGGACTCGGTACATATTCCCCTTGTTGGCCATCAGGTCGATCCCTCTCAGGGCGTAGACGTGGGAGGGCGACGCGTGTCTCTTCAACAAGGGGTACCAGTCGATATAGTCTACGATGTATCTGAACACGATGAGAGAGGCCGTGCGACCGTCGCGATTATGGACGTAGCCGTTGTCTCGAAGCACGCTCGTCATCATCTCGGGACGCGTGCCCGCCGTCCTGTCCTCCAACAGCAGCCGCGCGTTCGCCGAACGACGCATGGCGGGAGGAGTCGCGAGGAACGTGTACGAGAGCGACTGCGGTATCGCCGCTTTCGTGACCGTCGCGTAGTATAACACGCACGTAATCACCAGTGCGAACAGCACGTGTATCACCCGCATCGCGCACTCTACTTGATTTTAAATAAACAATTTATACCTTATGTGTATTTAACAAGGAGGGTAGCGAATACCCCATTATCGCCCTTAAACAATGCCTGGTGGACTCCTGCAGCTGGTGTCCAGAGGAGCGCAGGATCTTCTGTTGACGGGAAATCCGTCGGTCAGTTTTTACAAAAAAGTGTACAAAACGTACACGAACTTCGCCATGGAGAGTCTTCGCATGTCCATCGACAAGAACTTCGTGAGCGTTTCGGAAACCACGCAATACATCGCGCGCATCAAACGGCACGGAGATCTCCTGCAGGATATGTACATCAGTCTGCAGTTCCCAAGAGTCCTCAAAAAGAAAGACGGGAGCAACACGTTAGAGGTGTTCCAATACGTCAAAAATCTGGGAGAGGTGATGCTCAAACAATTCGCCATCTACGTAGGTGGAACACGCATCGACCAACAGAACGGAGAGTGGTTGCATCTGTGGAACGAGTTGTCGATGTCTTCGGACAAACGCTACGGATACGACCGCATGATCGGAAATCTGGCCGAGATGTTCTCCCCCGACAACTACAACGCCCTGGACGAAGACGATGAGCAAATCCCGTCCTATCGAGTATTCGTCCCCCTGCGATTCTGGTTCAATCGAAACCCAGGTCTCGCGCTTCCTCTGATCGCTCTCCAATATCACGACGTGGAGCTGCATTTGGAACTGAGGCCGTTCCGCGAGCTGTACACCATCAACGGACACGCCCCCACCGACGAAGAACATGCCCGATACTTCGGAAGCGGGGGCACGATCGAGGTGGATCCGTACGTAGAATTGAACTACGTCTTTCTGGACACCGCGGAGCGGAACTTCTTCGCCAACGCGTCGCACGACTATCTGGTCGAACAAATCAGTCTGATCGAAACAGAGAACGTCTCGCGAACGACATTCGTGGAACTCCCGCTAACCAACCCCGTCAAAGAGATCGTATGGTGCTTCTCTCGAAACGACGCGAAAACGAACAACTCGTGGTTCGTGTACACGGATCAAATGTACACCGACGGCGCGATGTGTCGATGCACCGACTCGGAGATCATGGAGGCGGGCACCATTCTGTTCAACGGTCTGGAACGACTGGAGAAGAAGGACGCCGCCTATTTCAATCTGATTCAACCGTATCAGCATCATCGCAACATCCCCCCAAAAGGGATCTACTGCTACAGCTTCAGTCTGAATCCCGAGCATTTTCAGCCGTCGGGGGCGTGCAACTGGTCGCGCATCCGCAACGTGCAACTGGTATTGGATCGCATAAACCGCGTGCCCGAAACTCCCGCGGAGTACGACGTCAGGGTATACGTGGTACGGTACAACTTCTTGCGCATCATAGGCGGATTGGGAGGGCTCGCGTACGCATGATTTTTTTTCGTATCTATGTCTAAAAGAACAGGCTGCGACGTCGCCTTTTTTTTTAATAAAAAAACACAGAAGTAGGTAAGATGTTTTACTCCTTTCTGGTGAACGTCGCACTCGTCATGCTCATCGTGGTGTGCGTGATGTACGCGTCCAAACACAAAACCCTGGAGGACATGCTCGTTGAAATGCGCGGCGATCTGCAGACACTCGGTGAAAACATCCACTCCACCGCGTGTGCCGACACGTGCTCTCCATCCACCGCCGCGAGCGCTCCGACCACCACGCGCGCTCCGACCACCACGCGCACTCCGACCACCACGCGCGCTCCGACCACCACGCGCACTCCGACCACCACGCGCGCTCCGACCACCACGCGCAATCCGACCACCCCCCGCGCGCGCAATCCGACCACCAATCGATCCCCCTCCCCTTAGGTAAACAACCATCGCGTCGTGTTCGTCGGAACACAAAACACCGCGTGGAGCAAAATACTCAGGACGAACATGACGACCGTAGCCACGTCCAGTGGTATCCGCGTGGTCCATGTTAGCAGCATCGCCAACCCGATCGTGCCGAAATAGTCCACCGCCGCCGTGTCACCGACTATACGATAGGTGTGGGCGCCCGTTTTGGGCGCGCCGAAGACGTTCGCGTACTCGCAAAGACGCATAGCTTTGTAACGCACCCTCTTTCCGTTTTGTTTAGATTATTTCATAAAAAAACATTCAGCTAATTAAAAAATATACCCGCGTAGAGCGCCTTCCGACGTCATGCTCGGAGACCTGTCACATCCCGCGGTGAACGGACAGCTCACAAAAATACGTTCCGTCGTAAAAAACACCACCAGCAAGCACAAAGATCTTCAAGAGCGACTCCGATCGATCACCGACATCAACGACAAACTCGCCAAGAGCTACGACGTATCCCTTCGCATCATCGTCGATGTGAGCAAACTGCTGAATCAATACATCTCGTTCTTTAACGAGATCGAATCCCTGGTAGAAGGATTGGACAGCGAGATCGACAACCAGCGCGAAACGGGTGAGTACATCCGTTACATCAATCGCCTGACCTCCGACAACATCGACAAAATGACCAAAGAGTTCCGTACACAGATCGATCAACTGGTTCCGTTGATGACGAAAAACAAACTGGACACCAACAATCTGCAACAGTACGGGACGCTGCTTGAGAACATCAATCAGGACGCAAAGCAACTCATTCAGCGTCAGGAGGCCGCCCCTCCTCCGCCTGTGGCCGTCGGCGGAGGAGGGAGCGCGTCCAAAACGAAGAAGAAACCATCCAAAAAAAAAATTTGAGAGCGCGCTAGAGCAGGGGAAAAAAAGGGATCACCTATTTCCACGCCGCACATGGCTGCGGAGGCAGTCTCATCCGAGGGCGCGCTTCATATCGTGACGGGTTGCATGTTCAGTGGGAAAAGCGAGCGCCTTCTGTCCGCCGCGAATCGGTGCGCGATCGATCGGCGCCTTGTAGCGGGGCCTTTGATGGATACGCGAAGCATCGAAGGCGGGGCGGCGGTAGTCTGTCGGAGCGGTACCGTGAGGCGACTGGACGACGCCGTGTCCGTGCGATCGCTGGAATGCTTGCGATCGCACGAAAGGTACGCGAATGTCACCCACGTGTTCGTCGACGAAGCCCAGTTCTTCGAACATCTCGCGACGGACGTGTTGCGAATGGTGTATGTGGACGGAAAACACGTCATGCTCGCGGGCCTCGTGAGCGACTGGAGATGCAGGCCGTTCGGAGAGCTATCCCTGCTTCTTCCTCACGCGAACGCGATGGAGATTGCGGACGGGGCGCGATGCGCCGCGTGCGGCGCGCGGGCTCTCTACACCGTCGCGCGACACGAAACCGATCAGGTCTGCTCACAGGTCCAAGTGGGTGACACGGACACCTACAGCGCGGTGTGCGGCGTCCACTACCACTCTCCGCGAGATGATTTAAGAAAAAGACGCGAGATGGTACATGGTACTACTGTGGACACTGTCTACCCCCCCACATCTCCCATCGCGACATGACGACCAAATCGCCACCGCAACCCCTTAAGAAAAGAGGGCGTCGACCCAAAAAGAGCGAGCATGATAGCTCGGACCCCGCAACGAGCTCGGACGCCGCGGCATGCAGCACTCCCACGATTCTTCAACTGGTAGTGAACACAAACGCCAGCGCGTGCAAGAACGAACCCCATAAAGTAGACACGGACTTCGAAAGCAGCTTCTATCAGTACAGTCCTAGCGTAGACACCCCGTTCCCCTACTCTTCGAACAACAGTCAGTTCGAGTCCAAACCCTTCGAACTCGGCGAAGTAGTGGCGAACGTGGACAGCGATCGATCCAACGTGCACCTCATCATGAAGAACCATCTGAATGGTTCGACGCTACCCTCCATGAGCAAACACGCGTGTTACTGGTGCGCACACACCTTCACGAACCCCATGGTCGGCTTGCCCGTTCGACAAGCGAACGGCGTCTTCTACGTTACGGGAAACTACTGCAGCTTGGAGTGCGCTTGCGCCAACAACTTCGAGGACGCGCATCGGGAGAACAACACATGGGACGTCTACGCGATGATCAACAGCATCGCTCGTAAATTAGGAGCGAGTACTCCAGTGTACCCCGCCCCGCCCCGCAAGTGCCTCTCCTATTTCGGGGGCTACATGAGCATCGACGAGTTTCGCTCTCATTCGAAAAAAAACACCATCCCGTGTTGCACCCAATATCCGCTAGTCGCCGTCGTCGAGCAAGTCGAAGAAATTAACAACTTTTATCACAAACAAGAGACGAACGAACAGTTTCTGATCGACAACGAACGCATTGCGAAATACGAAACCCGACTGAAGCTGCAACAGGACGCCTCCATCCAGTCCAATCTGGAGAACACGCTCGACCATTCCATGGGGTTCGTTACCGTGCGCGGCAAGTAAGAGCATCAACTGGCTTCGGAGAAAACGATCTTGACGCGTTGTTTCCCCACGCACTCTCCGCGCTCGCCGTTCTCTTTGCGAGCGAACACGTTGCCCGTTTTTTTCTCCAGGTAATACGTCGTTTTTTTGTAAGTGATCATTTCGTAAAGCGCGCAACGCTTCTCGTCCAGCTCCTTTCGAAGCGCGTCGTTCTCTTTCTGCACACGAACGACCGTAGAGACGCGAAGCAAATCGCGCTCGTTCTCCATCAACCGCTCGTTCTCGAGTCGCAGCGCGCGCAGGTCCTCGTTGACGGCTTCGATCCGCTCCGCCAACGAACCCGCCGTTTTCGATATACGACTCGCCGCCAAGGTCAGGCTGGCGCAATCGTTCTCCAATTCGACTCTGGAAGCGACGGTATCAGACATCTCCATACTACCGATTGTGCGTATCCGAACCGAGCGCGCCCCGAGTCAATTTTTTTTATATTTCACTTTTGTAAACACGCACCAGGATGGTAAAAGTAGTGTTGTGCGGTACGCACCCTAGTCAATACAACGGGTACTCAAAAGTTGTTCACAAACTCGCGAACTACATAGGGCGCGCCAGAACCGACATCGAACTACACATTTTCGGCTTTCAAAATTTTTACGATAGGGGGGATCATAAGACGGAGCGAGCGCTGCCGCCGAACGTGCGCGTGTTCGACGCGCACGCCAACGAGTCCCCCAAAAATAAGGGCTTCGGCGAAATGCTGATTTCGAACTACATCAAAGAGGTCGACCCCGACATCGTCGTCGTGTACAACGATCTGATCGTCCTCAACACGTTCCTGTCTACAATACACAAGCAAATCCCCGATCGCCGCTTCCTTCTCTACCCGTACATCGACGTTGTGTACAAAAACGAACGCAACTCCATGATTAAAAAAATCAACGAAATGTCGGACGGAGCGTTCGTTTTCACCGAGTATTGGAAAACGATCCTGGCGACACAAGGCTTCGTGAAACCCATGCACGTGCTGGAGCACGGGTACGACGAGAACGAAACCTACCCGATCCCCAAAAGGCTCGCACGCCGCTATTTCGGCATCGACGAGGAGGACTTCGTCATCCTTAATCTGAACCGCAACCAACCGCGCAAACGATGGGACATTTGCATCATGGCGTTCGTTCGGTTCGTCGCCAAAAACCCCCACTCCAACATTCGCATGATCGTGGCCACCGCGCTCAACAGCTCGTGGGATCTCGTCGATATCATGATATCCGAAACGCGCAAATACGGAATGAAGGTCGAAGACATTAAGAAAAACCTAGTCATCATCAAAACCCCGCAACTCCTCACGGACTTCGACATCAACGTGCTCTACAACTGCGCGGACGTAGGACTCAATACATGCGACGGAGAAGGGTTCGGCCTTTGCAACTTCGAGCAAGCGCTGGTCGGTGTCCCGCAAATCGTCCCTTACATCGGCGGCCTGCGCGATTTTCTTCGAGAGCAGAACGCGCTCCTTGTGCACCCGTCGTGGAGCTTCTACTGCGACCACGCCCGCGATCTCGTGGCGGGGGAGGCGGAGGTGTGCGCGGTGGACGACTACGTGACGATGATGCAATACGCCATGGACAATCCCGAAAAACGACAGGCGCTGGGAAAGCAGGCGCGCGTGGACATCCTTCCTCGGTACAGTTGGGTCTCCAAAGGACGCGTCTTCGCGGACGCGCTGCTCGCCATCCACAAAACGAACCCTAAGGTGCCCCCCGAAGTCGCCCTCGCGCCGAACTCGATTAACGCCGTCGATATCGACGAACTGATCGACAGCAAACGAACCATCAAATCGGGGAGTTTCTCTTCATCCGACATCAACAAAAGCATCAGCGCGCTCGACAAAGTACTGTGTCGTACACCACGGCCCATTCAAGACGCGTCCATCGTGAACGAAATCGAGTGCGAATCGTACAAAGCATTTGTTAAAAAATTGACTAAGTGAGGTACTCGCGACAAAAGACACCATAACGGATCATGACCGCTGTCGTATTTCCGTACTACATAATGCGCCATCTCGAAAAAGAGATCGAACGCTCCAAAGCGGATATGCTGCGTCGAATCGCCGCCGAGTACGCCTTGAACGAAACGGAGCTTCTAGACAAATACCTCACACCAGCGTCGAAAACGAATGTCCGTATCTCCGCCACCGATCCACAGAAAGCCTACAACTCCGACGCCTCTGTCGAAGCCTTGTGTGTGCAAACCACCAAACAAGGGCGTCCGTGCAGACGATCGAAATGCAAAGGAACCGAGTACTGCACGATCCATCTGCAATGGAACGCGCGCACGCGTACGAATACGAAGTGAAAGTATCCCCCCCAAAAAACCTACTCTTCATAAATAAAATCTCCCTCTTATTTAAAAAACATAGCACCAATCCGCAATGGGTGGTGGACTTATGCAGCTCGTCGCCTACGGTGCCCAGGACATCTACCTCACGGGTAACCCTCAGATCACTTTCTTCAAGGTGGTGTACCGTCGCCACACCAACTTCTCCATGGAGTCCATCGAGCAGACCTTCAACGGCAGCGCCAACTTCGGCTCCAAGCTCACCTGCCCCATCTCCCGCAACGGCGATCTCATCCACCGCATCTACCTGCAGGCCTCCGTCAACGGC